ATCGTACATCCTGTTGCAGAAGCTTTAACTTGTATCGTATCATTCTCATACATAATTTGAGAACCCTTCCACTGCATAGTGTCATTAGCATCCACAGTAAATTCATAATATAAAGCGTTGGATGTTCCTGGAGTGCCTTCACTTGGCACTAAACTTATACTTATATCTACTCCAGCTGCCGATGTATTACAGACACATATATCTTTTACATAAGTCCTTGTGTTTGCTGGTACTGTATAGATAGCAATATAGTCTGTAGTTAATACATCCTGTGATAGCTTTGATGGTGTAACTCCTTGAAAAGCCATTAATTATCTCCTAACCATTGTAGTGTAAGTAGCATATCAAAATGCCCTTTAGCTTGTCTATGCACTCCATCATTCTCGTTGAAGTATAGTCTAAGTTGGTTGACCATTTGTAATTGTTGGTCTCTACTATAATCTGATTGAGGGTTAGATATATTAGGTGCTATAGTTATTTTAGTATGTTTACCTGACATTACCCTCTCCTTCCATCAGGTCTAAAGTCTACTCTAGTTGCGCCAAGTTGCCACTGTGTTCCTAGAGTATCTGATGCAATCTTAAAGTTCATTTGTCTTCCTCTTGCTCTAACAAAAACTTGATTAGTATAAGTATCAACGGATGCAGTAGTTACAACATCTCTAGTTAAAGTATTACCTGCAACATCATCTGTATCTGATCTAGCACCAGGGAAGTTTCGTACCCCTACAGTTACTTCTACTTCAGGAGAGCTTGTTGAAGAATTAACAAAGTTAACATCAGGTATTACTCTCTTGGTTAATACAAACGAGTCTCCGTCATCTATACCTATGTCAGCAGATTCTATGAAGGCAGTGATAGGTTTTGAAGGCGATGTAGGGTCTTCTACATTATCAACACCATCTTCATGTCTATAGACATATCCTGCATTAGCTGCAAGAGGGAATTTAATAGTCCCAACATTAGCCCATGCAGTACGTGCTAGTGTGCCGTAGTACCATATTTTTTCTTCATAATTAAAGATAACATATCTATCAATTGAATCTGATGTTGCTGAACAGTAGAACCATATAACTTCATTAAACTCACTATTAATACCAGCAAAGTTAAGTCTGCCGTTAGTCTTGTTCATGTCTTCAAATACATATTGTTTTAGTGTGCATGGTAATGTGCTTACACGTCCATCATATGCGAAGAACTTATCGTTACCCATCCAGAATATAATGTTATTTGCTTCTGCCGATACGTTAGGTCCTATGATGTTAATAGAATCAGATATCTCTTGTAATGCAAATACTTCTTCTGTACCCAAGAACTGCACTGTATATAATGCAATATCAGACCAGACTAGGACTTCTTGTCTAGTTCTGTGGGCTGCGACTATTTGAGAACCTTGTTGTACTCTTAAGAACCCTGCTGTGTTAGTTAGTTCTGGTTTCCATTCTTCTGGTTGAGGTCCTATAACTGGGTCAACGTTTGCCCATCTAATTAATAACGGATCGAAGTCACCTGAGTAATCTATAGATTTATATGTTCCTACGGTGGTAGCGTCCGTTCCTGGGTCATATGCCATTTCATATGTGAATGTATCTGCTGTAGGCACTGACATTACTTGAACCTCACCTTGATATGCCGAAGGTGCTTGACCTTGTAATAATACCCAGTCATTCACTTTTAGATTATGTGACCCTACAGTAGTAACTGTAACAGTAGTAAGTCTAGTAGTTCTAGTTAATGAGGATATAACTAACCCATCAGTCTCAGTAATATTGTATTCTGTACAAGACATAGCGAGTAAGTGCCCACTAAATGCAAATATAATATTACCTACTTGTTCAGGGACAGCTCTAGAGCCAGTTAAAGTCTTAAGCTCTACTGCTCTTTCAGAGATTGTTGGGGTATACTGCCAGTAGAATATGTCTCCACCCTTGATATTATAGATAACATCATTATTAAACTTCTCTTGGAATATAAGTCTAGGAGGGAATGCTACGGCAACATCTGAACCTGAACCCCAAGTACTTCTGCCCCAAGGGCCTGCACCCCAACCATAACCAAAAGTAGTCGTCGGGTAACCTACTGGGTATTGGAAAGATGCAGAGATTGCGGTACCACCACCAGCTGCTACTGTAGAAGTTGCTGCGGTTTCAACGCTAACGTCGAACGTATTAGTAGTTGCATTTGTTATTTTATGTTCTTTATTTATTTCACCTGCTGGAACTCCACCTACACTAGTAGCCCCACTGATAGTCACATAGTCATTTATAGCTGCGCCATGAGCCATTATATTAAAGGTTATTGTTGTAGATCCATCTACTGTAGATATGCAATTGTCTGTAGCTGGAGAGGCAATGACTACGCGAATTGGCGTGATGTCATATAATTCAGTACCTAGAACGACATAGTTCTTTTCATTAGTACCAATAGATATGATAACGTTATTGTCGGTAGTGCCGTACTGTATGATAGTACTAGCTTCACCTGTGTAAGGTTTGAAGTTGATAGGAGTCCACCCACCAATTTTCTCAGGGTATCCTTGCCTAAATCTTATTTTATCAGCGGCATACCACCCACCTTCTGATGAGTAATCCGTTCTATCCCTGTTTATCCCTGGTTGGAATACAAGCTTTTTGAGTGCCATATTTTATGTCCATAAATAAGAAGAGAAGAGAAATAAAAAAAGAGGCGTTATTGGGGCGAACGCCATAATGGAAAGTATAACTATTAGGATACGATTCCGCTTTATTTTCTTCAGTATTCTTTTGTGAAGCAATTTCTTCTTCCGTTAACATTGATAACATAATTTTGCTCCCAATACAATAGGCTTATTTTAACATACTTTCTTTAGAACTCTAGCCATCCTGTGATAATATACTTCTCTCCACCTATAGGGGGATTACCTCTATGAGTATGTGTAAACCCTGCAGGGAAAATAACTAAATCTCCCATCTTTGGTTTGTATCTATATTGCTGGTATAAAAACTCTGTTTCGCCTGCATCAAAGTTGTCATTCAAATATACAGTCCAAGTTAATATACGCAACGCATAGTTTCTAGCTCCTGCTTCACAATGCCATGTATGATATCCTTGCCCCGCTAATGTCTTTTGTAATTTGGCCTCATAGTATCGTAGCTCCCCTACTTGTTGTAATGTTGCATATCTAGCATAATAGTCAAGCAGGCCTTTATTAAGTCCTTCATCAAACTGTTCTACTAGGGGGGCGGATACATGGGCTAATGGAAAATCATAAACAGGAAAATTAACTGACTTATCATCTATTAACATAGAGTTAACGCCCTCTCGTTCTTTTCTAGTTCCACATAACCCGTGTTCGTTTGCTTCTTCAAAAGATTTGATTGAATAATCGCAAAACTCTTTATCAAATACAGGGTATACTTCTATAAAATTTGGTATGCTCATTTTGTCCTCATTTATTAAAAAACATTGCTAAACTAAATCTATATTCAGGTGCTGCAATAGATTGACACCGTAAAGAATGCGGTATCTCTCCTTCAAATAATATAATTCTATTAGGCTTATATATAGAGGTAAATTCAATTTCATCTACAGCATCATTATAAAATAAAGTTTCCCCCGCCCATTCTGGTTTCCAATCTAAATTTATGTAATATAAAAGAGAAAGTTGATCCGGGTGTGTATGGGCAAAATTAACTTGACCGTTAGTAGAGGTATTAATAGTGCATCTGATTAATTGTTTACCTTCAATAAGTTTCCCTACTTCTGTTTTCTCTAGCTCTTCAAAAAGTTTAATTTGTTCAATAGCTTGGCCATCCATAGTAGCAGTGTAATACTTATATTGTGACCTTTCAATTGCGTCCGTATCTCCAAAACCTAACTTATAATTGCCGTTTGTAGCAGCATAGTTATAAAAAGTCTCTTGATAAGCCCTTGAGAAAGCATTATCTTCTATATAAAGCTTTCGGTTATTTATATCCTTAACTCTCATATTTTGCATTCCCCGCGATGCTTACTCTATATTCGTTGTCTAAATTTTTATTTACTTGGTGTAGTACCCAATTTGGAAACATAATTAACTCTCCAGCTTTTGGGTTAAAGTGAATTTGCCTAGGTCTATAATGCCCTCGCTGTAATTGAAAAACTATAGCCCCTGCTTTTGGAGGTGTCTTCACATAATACACCCACGCTACTTCGTGAGGGTGGTCATGTAGTTGAGTGCTTTCATATTTTCTATGTATCTGCCCCCATAAATCTATATTAACTAAATTTCTATTATTAAATACTTCTGTTAATTCTTTCATTAATTTTTTTGTTTCTGGAGCTTCTATATCAATATGAGTGTCTTCAACTAAAGTAGTAGCATCATCTGAAGATAATCTATTATCTATATTTTTTAAAACTTCTTGGGCTAATACATCATTATCAACGCCAGTAATATTCCAAACTTCTACAGCGTCATTTGATAAAACCTCTAATCTACTAAACTCTACCATTTAAACGGACACTTCTTTGGTTTAAATTTATCTATTATTTTATGCATTAAACTATAGTTCTTGTGCATGCTATTGTGAGGCATATAATCTTTTATCCCTGTGCACATCCGAATTAAGTCTTCAACTTTTTCAGAAGTTTTTTGTTTAACTAATTTTACTTTATCAGTAGTACTAAATCTCACATAGTATAGAGGGTCTCCTCGTTTTATTACTATAGGCTGTGTGTCATCTATAATTTCAAAAGCAAACTCTAAGGGTCTATACCACTTAGATATATCAAAAGTTGCACCAATTATATTTACATTATTCTGGAATTTATTCTTATGCCATACAGGGGGTACTACTTCAAGCATTACTGATTTATCACTGTAGAACATGTAATACCAAGTTAAAGAAATAGTAGAATATAAGCTTGATGGCTCATACCTATTTGTAAGTATTTTCTCTAAATAATCTTGAGGGTAAGCATTTTGGCATTCAATATGTGATTTAGTTGCCATAAATGTTAAATCCATAGGTGCTTTAATAAGGTAGGTATTTTTGTAATAATCTAAAAATGCGGGGCACTTTAGAATCTCAGTTCCCTTTCTGCTAGTGGATAGATATTCTATTACCGGCTCAGGCTCAAAGAAAAGCACATCTTCTAGTTGGTTTGCTTTAGGAGCAAAAGTATAATTTATATTCACACTGTTTTCTTTATATAATCTACTATATCTTGTACGGTGTGTATGTCAGCAAATACATCTTCCGATATCTTGATGTTATACTTTTCTTCAATACTCATAATAATTTCAACAGAGTCCAAAGAGTCTGCACCTAAATCTTCTAGTGTGTCAGTAAGTTTTATTGCATCAAAT